GGCGATGATGTAGCGGTTGCGGACGAACGCGTTGTGCGGCGTCGCGCGCACTAACACCAGAAGGCGCGTGGATTCCTTCAGGTCAAAATCCTCCGACCAACTCCGCGTGCCTGGCCGGAAATCACCCTTCACGTAGACTGTCTCGCATGACTTCCAGTCGTCACACGCCCGTGCTTCGATCACCTTCACGTGTTCTTTTGTGTCGTTTTTGATCAGAAGAGCCACCGTGTTGCCGCTGTCTCTGGCAATGGTCTTCTCTACGGATATGCCATTGATCATGCTTGAGGTGGCTATTGTCCCTGCTGTCCATATCATCAGTGCCCACAGTGCCCACTTCATGCCCACTCTCCTCTCGTTACAGCAATTCTTCTCTAACCTCCCACACCTTACGGCGGCCACGCTTCGCAGCTCGCCAGCCGTGAAGTATGCAGAGTCCGTTTCCCGCCTTCCACGCGCCGTAGCCGTCAAGGCTGAGAATCTTTTTTCTCCGAGCCGCCATATTGCTTGCCGTGGTCGTCTGGATCAGCGCGATCTGGCCAGCACGCACGGCTAATAGATCGCCAAAGCCGAAAGCATCTTGGCGCACGCACGCGAAACGATTGAATCTTTCTACTACGCAAACCGTCCAGCCCGCGCCGCGCAGATGCTTCATGCTTCGCTCTACGGGGCTCATCCAAGCCTCCCGTGATGGTCACTTTCGGAATGGCAGCGCTTATGCTTCAGGGATAGATTCTGCGGGCACCAGCAGCGCTGCGCCTTTGTGTGGCCACCATGCGCTAGATGGGCAGCTTCGTTGTGCCATTCAGGCAGTCTGGGATTCACGGGCTGCCCGCAAACAACGCAGCGCATCAGGTCTCGCCTGAAAACCTGCTTCCTTCGCGCTTCGCAGTCTTTCCCAGCCAAATACTCGCATTGCTGAGCTTCCGTGCCCGGATGTATGCGAGTGCTCACATAGCTATGGCGGCTCAAGAAATTCGCCATGCGGGTTGCGCTAGCGTCACGCCTGTGTGGTCTCGTATGCACAAGCTTCCCTTTCCCTTTGGATCCGCATATACACCCTCTTGTACTCCCTTACCCACTCTCGCTTTATCCAGCAGCCGGGATACGGCGCCGGGAGACGCTCATCGCGGATTCTAAGGTTTAGAACAGCGCTCCCTGAATGCTCTCCGTTCCCGTTCTCGCATTGCGAATTACCAGTGAGCTTCCCCGCCAAAATATCCTCGTCACGTGGCGGAACCTCTGCATTCCCACGCTCTCCAGCGGCCCAATATAGCGCTCTCCCCGGATCAGCCAAGTCTTCGTTGCCTCGTCGTATCTCCGGTCCGCCGCCGGAACTCTCCACTTGATGAAGTCTATGTAGTCTTGGTTGAAAGGAAACTCGATCTGGAATTTGTCGCCCCCCAATTCCTTGATATCGAGTTGATTTTCGCGGGCCATGTTTCCTCCCCATTTGTGTAGTCTCCCGCACGGCTTGCATGGCACGCCTGATGGCGATACGCGTCTCTGACACGTCGCGATCAAGCGCAGCAGCCAGCTCGCGGCAGAATGTATCGTAGTCACGCCTGTCCGCCACTGTCTTCGCCCTCCATCTCGACAACCAAATGCTCTTCCGGCGTCGTTTCAATCAGCGCCGCGATGGCCTCCCATGCCTTCCATCTCGCGTCATCGTCAATGTGCAACATCGCGCATACTTTCTGTTCTGCCCGCTGCATGGACTGGATCATCGAGTCGGGACCGCGAAGCCGAAATTCCGTCCATCCTTCCGGCTTGGTTAGAGAGCTCTTCTGTCCTAGGGCCTCGTCCACCATTGCCTTGAAGGCCTCATTGGGCGTGTTCTCGGCCAAGCCGAGCCATGTGCCGGACTTGCGCTTTTCCGCTGGCAGGCGCGATAGCTCGTACGCGTTGCCCTCGGAAATTTCTTTCAGCGTTTCGAGCGGAACACCATCAAGCGCACTAACAATTCGCAGCGATCTGTATATCTTGGGAACGCTCTTATCGAAGCACAGCTTCATCCAATCGAGGGTGGTAATACCCAGTACCTCTGGTACTCGGCGATCTAGGCAAGCCCTAACCATGCCGCCAAGCTCCAGCCACTGAATGCCTATCTCTTGGAATCGCTCTTTGACGTTTGCTGTCAATTTGCGGGCTTCTTCTGGTGTGGCAGCACCCTTACCCCTATCCGCCGCGTACGTCGCGTCCAGCGGCCCCCTATTAGCAGCAGCGATGGTTTTATTGAGCATCATCGTCGTCCGTACCCCTCATCCGTCCGTTTTTCCCGGTTTTCGGCTTCGGATGCCATGAATCGTTTGTAAACAGCACAGTCTTGTCGTCAAAACCGAAACGCACAACACCTGTTCGGTCATTGCGGGCTTTCAGGATGTATGCAGTTGCTCTGTTCTCGTACTCCGGGTCCATGCCATGCAAGAAGAACTCCCGCATGATCCACCAGACGACATGGGCCGTATTTCCAGCCGCACTCGAACCGAAGATCTGCTCGATTCGCGGCGGCTTTCGCCCCCGCGCCACGTCTTCATCGACCTTGCGCGGCTGGCAGAGCAGCATGAAACAGATATTCAGCCGTTTCTGGAGCGCCAGGGCATCGGCCATAAATTCAGCTTGCGCCCGAAACTCATCGTCTCGCGTCTTTAGCCCCGCGCGAACCACAAGCTGGTCGTAATCGACAATTACAAAATCCAGGCCGTTGCGCTTATGCACGAGCTCGCATAGCGCCCAAAGCCGCTTGGGCGTGATATCGCGGTCCACAACAAGCAAACGGCGGCCCGTCTCCTTAGCGGCAGCGGCCACTAGACTCTCAATAATGCTTCGCGGACTCTCGATCATCTCCGGGCGTCGCAGCAGGTACAGCGGCACGCCAGAAGCGTGTGATAGCTCACGTTCAGCGAGGGCCTCTTTCGTCATCTCCGCGCTAAAAATCAACCCCTTGAATCCCTGATTGTCGCCGTTGATCGCAAACTGCATGGCTAGCAGGGATTTCCCATGCGAGGTCATGCCAACACCCAAAACGAGCTCGCGGCGCAAGCCGCCCAGATGATCATCAAGCGCCGCGACGCCGCATTTCAGGCGCATAGTGCTTCCGGGATTCTTGATGGCCTCCGTGATTTCGTCCATCGCGCCCATAACCGCGCTTTCCCACGTGCTCGGCATCGACGCGCTTCCGTGCTGGCTCATCAGCGAAAGAAATTCGCTTGCTCCGTTCTCCAGAATCTTCTGTGCGCTCTCTTCACCGGCAAACGCGGCTTCCTGGACCGCATGGCAGAGATAAATCACTCTCCGCCTCCGCGCAGCCTCGCGCACCACTTTGGCGTGATGCTTCACATCGGAAATGCGCGGGATGCCATCCCCAAGAGCACTTACGTAGGGAACGCCTCCAGCCTTTTCGAGCTCTCCGCTGGTCCGCAAGGCCTCGCAGAGCAGCACCAGGTCAACCGCCGAACCAGATGCGTAAAGAGCCTGGCATGCGTTATATATCGCGCGATGCTGTGGCAGGAAGAAATCGCCGCCGTCCAGGAACTCCGACATTGCCGGGATGCTCTCGTTGTCCACTAGCATCGCTCCGAGGATCGCTCTTTCCGCGTCGAGGTTCTGCGGGAGGGGCCTGTCTGTTTGGCTTTCGCTCCTCATCGCATCAGACCCCGGCTCTTTAGCTCGCTGATTACATCAGCCGAACTCTTCGAGGAAACACGCAGGATTTCATCGCTGTCTCCATCGGCGAATACCCCGCATTTTTGTGCCTCGATGATTTCCTGGGCGTCCCGGATGAAATTAGCAAACGCCCACTCCCTCTTGCGCCTATCGTTTTGGACCGCCTCCTTGCCACCCTCATCCGCCACCCACTGCGGGATGGCTTCCAGGACCGGGCTGAGGCCGTATCTCTCCAGGAGCTCGGAGAGCCTTTCGGCGGTTTTCCCAGTTCTACTGACCTTCGCCTTCGCGCCTGTTTGCTCTCGGAAGATGGTTTTCAGGGTTTTCAGATCGCCGCTAGTTAGCTTAGCTAGCTTAGCTTCTACTTCTACTTCTACTTCAAGGCTACCTTCCTGTTCCCTGCGGGGAACAGATCTGTTACCTGCGGGTTCCCTGCGGGGAACAGATCTGTTACCTGCGGGTTCCCCAGGGGTAACAATCCCGCGGTCTGACTGCGAAACCCAGGTATCTCGCCGCAATCCCTCGCCGACGTAAGCCCCTCCCATTTCAACGGGATGCAAGGGATGGTCTATTCTGGCGCCTTTGTCGCCGCGCAATTCCTGCCATTCGTGAAAGTCTGTGACGTGCACGAACTTGCGATCATCTGCCTCGTATTCCCCGAGAAGGCCAACCTCAATAAGCGATCTGATCGCCTTTTCTGTTCTCTCTTCCGACGCGCCAGCCTTATCTTCCATGCAATTTGCATGGATTTTCTTCACGCTTCGATAGTAATTTCCGTTGTCATCGGCCTTCGTGAGGAGTCTCACCCACAAAACTTCGGCGTAAAAGTCAACGGAATTGACCTTCCTCGATTCACAAACCCTATCGTGGATCATGCGCTTACCCGCCATAACCCTCTCTGCACAGAACTGGTTTTTGGTTCAGAATTTGCTTTCAGTCGGCTAATTCCTTCGCAAGAGCCCACAGCAGTCCGTCAAGCTCGGATTCCGCTTCCGTTCCGGCCAGGACCTTGAATATCGCCTCGAATTGTGTCCGCAGGCGGTTGTAAATTATTTCCTGCATCGATGCCCTCCAGAGTTCTTACGTGGTTGGAAACCCCCTCTCCGTTTGGCAATTTATCGATATGGATGCGGCAGTCCGCGTGGACCGGGCACCGCGCTGTGACTTCTAGCTTCACGGCGCCGCCGCCCTGATGAATGTCACTCTTTGCTGGACATATCCCGGTTTCGCTGGAACGACCTTTTCCGGGCTGCCATTCACCTGTATGCGTTTGACAGTGGCGACATAGTCGCCGTACACCACTTGCTCGCTCCCGTCAGCACAAAGCGCCTTGACTTCTTCCTTGAGTTCGTCATCAAGCGCTTCGTATTCTTTGGCTAGAGGGCGCAGTTCGAGCAGCCTTTCCGTTTTTTGCGCAAGCTCAGAAGCGCTTTCCTCTGTAAGCACTTTGGCTCCTGGGCCAAACTCCATTTCCGGCAGGCACACGTGAAGAAATTCGCACTCTCCACACACATCCGGGTCAGATAATTTTTGCTCCGCTCCCGGCATCTGCGCTATTTGCACCAGCCTGTTTACCCTCTCGGCTTTGCCAATGAGCGCCTCTGCCACTTGCAATTCTTCATCGCCGAGCGTGTACTCGATGATCTTTATCGCTCCAGTGGACTTGTTTTTGAGAATGAGCCAATAACGCGAGACGCTCTGGAGAACCATGTACAGGCAGACTTGGCGGTCCCACTTGCGCACGAATGACCATTTGTGATGGCGCAGGTCCGCCACGCTGTTGATCGAGTCAAAAGTGAACGGCGAACACGACTTGATTTCCGCGTTCACGCCGCGTTTCGTGCCAGGCCTGCGTATCTTGAGGTCTTGCCGGCCAGTGATCTGATAGCGCGGCCAAGCCATCTGATCTTCCGCGCCTTCAACTTCATAGCCCGCGTCCAGAAGGTCTCTCTTAATTGCGCGGGCTTGGTCGTTTCCCTCGGCAAAGAGCATGCCGAGGGACTCTTTCAGCGGACGGCGTTCATTCGGTGGCACGGTCCGGTTGAATACGGCGTAGGCCTCACACTCGTGCGCCAGCACCGTCACCCAGTTCGCCGACGCCATAGACGAATGTTGCCGGGCCCGCTTGAGTGTCTTGTAGTCCTCGATCAAGCGTTCGGGGGTGAGTTCCTGCTCCTGTTCGAGTACTTGCGTGGTTGCCATACTCGCCTCCCCCTAGAAGGGAATATCCTCATCGTCGGCCTGGTAGCCATCGTCGCCTGGCTGGCGCTGCGGGATAATCGGAGTGCCATCGTCATTCCAGGAGTGAACCCCGATTCTCCTGGCTCCGTTTATGTAGTTGATTTGCTCGTCGCCTCTTTGTTTTGAATCGACAATGAAGTCGCAGAATTGGCCGACGGAATTGGCGATCAAATCCAGTATGTTTTTCGCGCCGTCCCTGGTCTCGACCTCCTTGTCGTGGTAGCAGAAGAGGAAATGCCCGTTCTGTACGACCTTCACGTACGGCTTGCCCCCTCCCTTGCCGTTCTTGGGCCTTGTGGTGTTCTTGTAGGCCTCACTGACAATGCCCTTGCCGATCGGCAGTTCCGTTTTTTCTGTTGGTTTCGGACGGGGGGAGGGTGCGGCATCGGCAGGCTTCGCCGCTGGCGTTTTTGCCGCACCCTTGGAGGCCGCTGAGGAGGCGCTCAGCGGAGCTTGTGCACTCGAAAACGAGACGCGCTCTTTCACCGCATCAAAGCGAAAACCAATCGCTTCGAGCTCGCGCTTGGATGGTTTCAGCCCGGCGTCTTCGACGATGTGATTCCACAGGTTCGTAATGGCCGCTTGCTTGATCGACGGAAGGTCCACCTCGGAAATCGGCAGGTAGTACGCCTCCTTGACAGGTGTAACGCGGCCATGCTTCGGGCATCCCTTGCCAAACTCTGTGAGCGCCCGGCAGTCTTCGTGCGGGCATACATAACGCGTTCGCTTGGCGAAGAAATCGTCATAACTCGAGCGATTGCCCATTGCGCGGTAGTAACGGCCATCCGGCGTGAGCCAGGTAGCCCACGCCTCGAAATCGATGTAAGGGCCGTCCACGCCCTCGTACTTTTTCTCCTGAATGGTGCTGTCAAGCTGGACGGTAATACCGGCCCATCCGAGAATCTGCTTGCATGCGTGCTTCGTTAGATGGACTGTTTGTTTGTCGCCGTCGCCATAGAGGACAACGTCCTCTCCGGGTTCGAGGTGTGCCGCAATGAGCCTTAAGATGCCCTTGCGGAACGCGACGTGCTTCTCAGCACGCGCGAGCTTCTGATCGATTGTCTCCTCGCTCTGAGTAATTACCTCGGGCGCACGCGGGACAATTGGCGCTGCGGTCTCTTCTATACTTCCATTTGCCTTGCCCAACAGATTCATGGTTTTTTCTCCTCTGATTTGCCGCCGGATAAGCGGCAAAGCCCACTCCAAAAACCGAATAAATCGCCATCCACGCGACTGCGCAGATGGCACTAAAAAATGACCATGCGGCGAAAAGCCTGCTCCTAGGTTCGCGCCCCTTATCTGGTTCCATGCCCATGTTCCCCGCTCCTCCATATCCGCTCGATCTCATCAAAGGATTCGCGGACCTCGATGATGTCGTCCGTTCCGTCGGGCCTAAGTCCGAAGCTGAGCGCGGATCCTTCTTGCGCCGGAAATACGCCTTGGACGTGATCGCTGTTAATCAGCACCAATTGCTCTTTTTTCCCAATTTTCTGCCTCAATCTCATCAGCATAGGCAGCACCCCTCAGTGCTGGTGAATCAAGAAATCCGGTGGCCAACCACCGGCTTACGGCCTTTGAAGCGCAGGCTTGCCCGCAGACGTCTTTTCCTACAACGACCTCGCTGTAGGGGCTGATGGCCAAGCAGGCATCTCTGGTAACGTAGACTTTCCACCAATGGTTCGTTTCCTTCTTGGTTGCGCCGCATTCGTCGCAAATGACTTGGAACATTTTCATTGGCGTATGTCCTCGTACTCGGTCTGCGGAATACTGCTTCCGTAGTAGTCATTGAGCCGCCGCTCGAATGCTGCCTCCGCGCAATCCTGGCAGTTAGCGTTCGGACAGCCGTCCTTCCACGGCGTACAGTTGTCAGTGCATGATCCGTGCTTGCAGAGGGATTCTCCGCACACGGGGCATTCGCCGCGCTCGCTCATCGCAGCACCACCCAGAGCAAGGCCGCAGCACTTCCGAGGAACAGCATTGCGGCTGCGCCGCACCGGAAGCCCACGTTCCAGCCCTCGTTCCAGGCTTCTTTCAGGGGATAAACGGAATCCGACGGGTTTAGGTGATCCACAAGGCGCCTCCCTCACAGATCGTTGCGTTGCACAGACCTTATCCGCCAGTGACACAACACTTGTCAAGCATTTTTTTTGCACAGTGTGCTGACACACCTGATTGTGTGAGTGTTAGTACTGCCAAGCTGGAGGTCCTACAGGAAAGCGCTACTTGACACCGCCGTTGCGGCATCTACAATCGTCTGACCTTACGGGACTAGTGGAGCAAGCAATGGAGCAAAATATATGACCCGTTCGATCTTTGGCTTTCCGTGGCCGCAGGCCAAGAGGAAGGCGTTTAAGTTACTGGCCGACAAGATCATGGATGGCAATTCTTCCGAGCTGGCGCGGACCGTTCTTGAGCAGTTCCTTCTGGCGCACCTGACGCCCGAACAGGCGCGTGCCCAGGGCCTTGTGCGTGAGTGGACGGAATTACCCGAACCCTCGATTCTTCGCTACGCCATCAAGCAGCACGAGGCAATGCGGGCCAGCCGGTCATCCGTCCTTGCGGAAGCCGACAGGGAAAGTCAAATTGTACACGGTTCGAAGAAGGTAAAATCTGGCTTGACACGTTCCGCGTGACTATACATAATCCGCCGCATCCTTGCTCCTTCCAGCGAGGAGATTCACAACCAGGAGGGGTAGAGATGGCGGCCAACCCAGTCCGCTTTGTGACCGGTCGTGGAATGCCCGCTGCTGGTCATCGCTGTTCCGTTGTGCCAATTCGCACGTCCAATCAACTGCTCCAGCTCGATCTGACCGAACTTGGGCTCCTGGAGGACCAGGTGCGCCAAGATCAGCGCAAGCTCAGGGAGTCCCTGAAGAGGCGAGACGAAAAACGGAATCAGATCATCGCGGCCCTCAAAGCCGGAGCCGTCATCGAACCGGGCCCCCATACGGCGTGGCTTACGCACCGAGAACGCCTTACGCTCGCCTAAAAAATGGGACAGAATTGGGACAAAAAACAGCCAATTAGGGCCTCGTTTTTCGTCTCCGTATCCATAAAGGCAATCGAATCATCAAGAAGTTAGGAGAGGCGTGTGGATTCGACTTCCACACGCCTCCGCCGTTAAATCATTGAATCCATTCGCCGACCGGCTTCTGTTTGGGACAAGTTGGGACAAGAATCGCCGCTACTTTTTCCACGGCTTGCCGCTGCTCGTCGCCAATGACATGCCCATAAATGCCAAGGGTTACGCGCGGATCGGCATGACGCAGTTGTGCCTGGGCCACGGATGCGGGTGCTCCCGCCGCCAGCAGCATGCTGGTATGCAGATGCCTGAAGGCGTGGAAGCTAGTTTGGCGTGGGATTATCGGGATGCCGAGCGCACGCAGGATTGGCACGAGTTGCTGGCGCACGACATTTTCGGCAATGAAGAGACTGCCGCGATTGTTGAGGAAAAGGAACCCTGGCCGTATCGTGGCGATGTACTCGTGCACGATCGCTGCCAAGGCGTCAGGGAGGGGAAGGGAAGATTCGCTGCTGGTGCTCTTAGGGGTTTGTAGCTTGCCGCGCCAGACCGAACGGCGCACATGAAAAATCCGGCGCTCGAAGTCGAAATCCGAGGTTTGTAGGCCTAGTATTTCTCCTACGCGCAGGCCAGTCATTGCCGCAAGAGCAAACATCACCCGGTATTGCCCCTGGGCCGTCGCGATGATCTGGGCCGCCTGGCTAGGAGAAAAACCCGTTCGTCGCTGCCGCACCCCTCGCTCTGGAAAGACAAGCCGGTTGAGATGAACGGTTTCGCAGGCATATCCCCAATTCTTGGCTGTGCCAAGCATGGATGACAGCGTGGCAAGGATGTTCTTTGTGGTCGTCCGCGAGACCTTGCCGGCAATCTGCGTGACAAAGACTTGCTGGTTTTCCACTCCCAATTGGTCAAGCCGCAACTTGCCGAGAAGCGGAACGATCTGGTTTTTCAAATGCGCTGCGTAGCCGTGCGCGGTGGAGGACTTCAGCTTGGAAACGACTTGCGCCATCCACCTTTCGGCGAACTGCTCGACCGTGGCTACCCTTCCGGGACGATAGGAGTAATCGTTGATCCTGGCGAGAATAACTTCCATCCGGCGCTGTGCCAGGCGCTTGGTTGGATACTCTCTTTTGGTGCCCAGAACCACCGACTTTCGCACGCGGACAGGGTTGGGAGAACCCGGCAGAATTACATCCTCCAGGTATCGGCCAACCCATACTGGATTCTTTCCTCGCAGAAAAACTGTGCCTCTTTGAAAACGCCTTTGAGCCATCGAACCCCCCTTTTGGGCTGATGACTCGATTGCCTCGGCGGCAATTGTAGCAGATGAGCCGGAAGAGTCCTCATCGGGCAGAGGCAAGAGGGGATGGGACGCCATGACGCATGTTATATCTCCGCGACATGGCGAATGTCAATCACCACGTAGAAAATTTGTCAGTACCAGCGTAGAACTTTCGGTCGTAGAATGGTATCCATTCGCAAACGAACCGGCTGATCTCACCTGAATCCGACTGGTGAAAGCGTACAATCGCTCCGCCGACATGGGCCTGTATTTTGCGACGCCGCATAAATGAGCTCTGATCCTGTACGCAGCCGCTCTGCACGACGTGCACCTCGCGCGGGTATCCGTGTTCATACTTGTGGTAGTGTCCTACGAAGAGCATGTGCGGTTTTTCTCCGCCTTGGAAGCTTTCTACGAGCTTCTGCGTGGTATAGCTTATGGCGTATGCCGTTCCTCCGCCAGGGTGCATGATGCGGGCCCAGGCAGAGCCATTTTTGGCCTTGAAGTAAATATCTCGCTCCGTGTGCCCAATCCAGCGCAGATCGTTGCGCCCGGCTTTTTGCGCTGTTTGCTGCAAACGCTCGCCTACGTTAATACCCTCGCGCTGTACCCACCAGCCCTCATGGTCTTCCCCTGTAATGAACCACGTTTCGATCCCCTTCCGCTGGGGATATTCGGCTGCAAGGTATTCTGCTTGCGGCTCGAAGCCGCTCTTAACAACCAACTCGTGCCGGTTAAACCGGCATTCTCCATCTACAATGTTTCCGGCGTGGAGGACCGTGGTTACACCCTCGCGTTCGTAGATATCGTAGAGTGCGCGAAGCACGTCAAGACGTGCCCATTTCGAGCAAAGGTGGGTATCTCCAAGCAGGCCAAACTTGTGCCACTTTCCGTCAAAAAAGCGCTTGGAGCTTATTACCAACGGCGGGCTGCAAGGTATCTCCGAAGCAACCGAAGCCTCGCCGTTTCGCAGGCTGAGGTTATATCCCTTGTTTCTAAGGTTTAGAATAATCTGGTTGGCTTCCCTTGGCGCACAATCAAGACGGTCGGCCAAATCCACGAGCGTAAGATTTTCACGAAGAAGAATTTTGTGCGCTTTTTTCTCGAGGTTCGCCGCACGTTCGTGCTTGGCTTTTTTGGTTGCTTCAAGCAGTTGGTCAACGTTCATGCGATTATGATTTCCTTGTGTTTTCGCAATTCTGCAATCGTCTTGCGGCTTCCCCATACCGTGCGTGGTGATGGGTAACGCACCTTCACGAAATAACCATCGAGGAAATCTTTGTAGGTATGACACGTTGAGAGGAATCCGCGCTGTCCAAAGCCAAGCGCCTTTGCCAGCTCCGCGCCGGACAGCAGAAGGCCATCTTTTTGACGGTCAAGGAACTGCTTGGCCTTGACGATCTGCGGCGGACCGCCGCGAACGCTGGAGAATGGCTTGCCGTCGAGAATGAACGAACTCTTCATATTGCTCCTCTTCGCATGAGCTCGGCCCGCAGATAAATCACGAGATCGAGGGCCTCTTGATAGGCTTCTAGCAACCAGTCTCTTTTGTCTATCACCTCCAGCGGGCCTCCGTAGAGCGAAGTCCCCAATTCATTTCGTGCATCTAGGTCGCGCTTGACTTCTGCGAACACATCTGCCATTGCATCCTTCCCCTTACTGTTGGTATCTCGCTTCTCTTGCCATTACTTCTGCCGCGTAATTTGGGTTTGCTCCTCCGTTCCATGCTTGTAGCCCGGCCACTTTGTCGCCGTTGCTCAGGGTGATTTTGCGCAGCAATATCTTGCAGCCGATGCGAATGCCAAACTCGGCGTCACAAAGGCTGGCCATCGGCAGAAGAAATCCATTCTCTCGCGCAGTCTGTCCAAGAACCTGCATCAGCCCCCAGGACATGGCTCGGTTCACGATTTCTGTTGATAGGGAAATTTCAAAAGTGGCTCGCTTCACGAAGTCTTGTGATTGGATGAGTATGGTGGGTTTGTAACGGGGGTTGGCGCTGAAATCCGGTTCGTAGCGATTGAGCCATTGATTCCATCCGCTCTCCTGCTCGATCACCGCGCACACAAGTGCCGGGTCCAGCGGCGGTGCAAGGCTCTTGGCAAGCGCGATCAGGTCATCCGGTGCCATAGGGAAGAGAATTTCTTGTGATGGCCATTGCCGTTGTCGAAATCGATCCACTGAACCGGAGGAGGGTCTTCCAGCTCTATGCCACTGGCTCTTGCGATCTGCTTCATCGCCTGGTACAGATGGGGCAGGTGGTTTGTGGCAACGTCTTTGACGAAGCGCCGGTTGATCTCGGCATTTCTGTAGCTGCGATACATCCAGCGGAGACAGAGAAAGAACTGCGTCGCCAGGAGCACAAGCGCTCCCAGCGTTATAGGCGGGAAATTGAACATGGGGCACTCTCAGGAACTGCTCATAAGTCTGGAAATTATCGGGATCACCCCTGGATTCACGCCCCAAAGCGGACCGCCAGCAAGGGGGTTGTTCTGGATCGGCAGCGGTGAAATTGGTGGCAGCGTTGGCTGTGGCGCTGTGGCTGGCAGCCCTCCACTCACGTTAGAGACTTGCTGCGGAGAACTCGCATAAGCCACCGGCGCTCCTGCGGCTCCGGCAGAGCCGAGTTGAGCGGGAGGCAAAAAAAACTTTGGTCCAGTGGCATTGCACATGAATGTTCCTTTTTCAAACGGGAAGAAAAATGCGAAAACGGCGCAGGGAAGATAACTGTGAGGAATCGGTAACGGTGAATCCAAAGCTAAAAGAGCCAGCACCAGAAGGCGTACCAGTGACAATGCCGTTGGACGATAAAGCGAGCCCCGTTGGAAGAGAGCCACCCGTAAGGCTGAACTTGTATGGCGGGATTCCTCCGGTCAATTTCGCAAGGGATGCCAGGTCGGCAGAGTAGCTCTGCCCCGCTATGGCGTTTGGGAGTGTCACCGGCGTATTCATGGTCAGTGCCGGAAGCGGGCAGGAAATCACCATCGTGTGGGCTGCCGCGGAAAGACTCGCGGGAATGGTGTAGTCAATCTCCGTGCTGGACTTGTATGTGAAAGAGCTTGCTGGCTGCGTTGTGCCATCAACCTGGGCGGCACATGAGCTCGTGAAATTGCTGCCGATGATTTGCATGACAGAGCCAGCGTAAATCTTTCCAGTGGGAGAGAGGCCGCCGAGCGAAGTAATGGTTGGTCCGGGCGGCAAGGCTACCACGGTGAATGACATCGAGTTGGAGTTCTGCGGACTTTGTGCGAAAGCCGCAGTTCCCGCCAGGCAAAAAAGCAGGGAAAGAATGTGTTTCCTCATGCGTGTTCCTCCTCTTAGATTTGTGCCGTTCCTCCGCACGTCGTTCCGCCATTGAAGCAGATGGCGACGGTGTATGCGGAATTTCCATTCGCGTTTTTCGCGCGAACGCGATACGTGTAGGTGTGCCCCGCGCTCACTGTGTTGTCAACAAAACTGGAAGCGTGTGCGGCGGTCGTGCCAATCTGCGTGAAGCCAGACTGCGGATTGGGCATGCACACGGCCACGGTTCCCGTGCATCGCTCCACCAAAAACCCCGTATCGTCTTGGGCTGTGCCATTGTTCGAGTTGACTCTCCAGTTGACCGTTATGCTCGAACTGGAGATGGCCGATAGCGAGAGTGAGTCAGGAGCATTCGGCGTAGAAACATCAGGATCAGGGATGCGCCGGTTGGATACGATTAGATCGTCGTACCAGTAATCCACGTTCGTGAGCCACGTCGCGCCCGTCGCGTATGGCAAGAGCACGATTGCGCCGAACTTGTCGGTTACGCTTCCTCCAAGGTCATTCAGCGCGGCATCACTCGCGTTGGTCACCAGCCGGCAAGGCTGGGCTTGGTGGCACGCCCACATTTCGATTACGGATGAGGCCGTATTCCACGTGCCAATCTTGACATGGGCCTGAATTGTGAACCATTCATTGGCCGTGAAATTCCAGGCAGTCGGGTCTGTAACCGGAACTGTTGAGCCGTTCACGCCACTGCCATAGTGCGGACCGCCAGAGGCAGGCTGGTCAAGCAAGTCTGTAGCACCGCTCGCTAGCGGGTACTGGATTGGCTGAAATGGCGAGTTGAGGAAATTGAGCGTCCCAGCGTTGCCGCAGTTCACGTACACCCACGGCATAACCGCGCTGGCGATGTGTCCGGCATCGGAATCGAGCACGATATCAGTCGGCGTACTGGAACAATTCGTGGCCTGCTGCGTGTTGCTGTCGCCCTCCCGCAGAATCGCCATCTTCCAGTCGGTGAATCCGCTATCCCAGCTTGAGCGGGAGAGGGCGGCGGCGCTTATACGCTCCTTGTATTGCACGTAAAACTCGGAGCCTTGTCCGTAGAGGCAATTCAGCGCGGCGCAGAAGTTGTAGTTGAACCATCCCGGACCCGCTTGAAAATCGCCGTTTTTGAAAGCGAAATGGAGAGCTCCTCCATCCGTATTCGGCTGCGTCCAGTCGGTTGTCAATTGCGAAGCGATGTTGGTCTGGAAATACTGCTGCTTGTTCGTTACAGGATAGCTATCAAAGTTTTGCCAGCTAACAATAGAGGCTGATCCTCCGGGCGTGTTGATGCCCGCCACCCTATTGGAGAAGCCATTCACCGCGGCCACGTCCACGTTGCGGCGAAGCGTGAAACAGTTCTCGCTGTTCTCGTTGCATACCACATGCACGCCGAGAACATTGTCATATTGCCAGCGTCCGAAAGTTCCCGCGCTACCCTTCGTGGTTGGTCCGCCAGAATATGTTTCAGTGGAGCAAGTGTCCGACGCCGGACTATACACCGTTATGCTATTGCCGCCATTCCAAACAACGATGCCGCCATCGCGCTGGTCAAAAGAAACTCCGGGATACCCGGAGCTGGTCTGCGCTGTATTGCATCCGCTGCGCGAAAATGAATCCGTTACGGTGAAGCTGGAGCCGCTCGCCACGCTGACGTGCAGCAGCTTTCCGTTACCTATGGCATAGAGCACCTCATGCACGGGGTCGAGAGCGCAACTCTGGTTGCCATCCATGAAAACAGAGCCGCTTCCGAATGTCGCAAGATGCGTATATGTATTCGTGGACTGGTCGTAGTTCCACAGATTGCCGGGCTGTGATTGCCAGGGCTCCCAGAGCAGCATTTTCTGCGTGTTGGGGTCATATACCGAACAATTGCCGAATTGTCCGTCAAGCGTGCCGCCGCTCACCGTAGGATTCATGTTTTTTGCGGCCCCGCTCGGCTGAACACCCATCGTCGTTGCGGGATTCAGCTTTGACTGATCAATTGCCCATGTGGTGGACACTGTGCCGCCAGGGTTGGGCGGACCGCCACCCATGAAAATGGCGGAATCAATGTCTGGATAGTAGGCCAATCCGCCGTAGGTGTGGCGGGCACCCGGCGTTCCATCCGGCATGGTGTCGTAGGAGTTGGTATTCGTATTCAGCGTTGAGGCATTTGAAGCCACGTTCTGAGTAGCGATTGTCAGCGTGTCCAGATTCAGGCAGTAAATTTCATTGCCGTAGTAATCGTGGTGGCCGCCGCCAGTGAAGCACAGACGATGCCTCTTCGTGTCAAGGTAGCCGCCTGCCCAGGCGTCAACTACCGCGCCACAGCCGGAATTTCCCTGTACATCAGGCCGCGCACCTGTAGCATTGGGACAGAGTGATGCCCATGCTGTATTCGGGATCGAGAACCATCCCGCCGTTGCTGGCACCCCGCCGCCGGATGATGGAGGGATTCCCGTTCCGCTCAAGCTCGCGCTTTGCGGACTTCCCGCCGCGTTGTCAACAACGCTCAAAGACCCTTGAATCAGGCCAGTGGTCGATGGCGAGAATGTCACATTGATCAGGCAGCTTGCACCGGCTCCCAGACTTGCCGGGCAATTATTCGTCTGGCTGAACGAAGCTGATGCGGTAATGCTGGAAATGGACAGGGCCGCGCCACCCGTATTTTGCAATGTAAACGGCTGCGAGGCGCTTGTTGTTCCGGTTGTTTGATTTCCAAAATTGAATGAAGCGGGAGTGAGGGAAGCTCCTGGCTGGGCGGGTGGCACGCCGCTTCCGGCAAGCGAGATAACGTGCGGAGTGGTGGTCGAGTTGTCATTGATTGTAAGTGTGCCGGGGAAAGAGCCGGTACCGGTGGGAGAAAAAACGACATTGTAGACGCAGGAGTTTCCCGCCGCCAGTGTTGCTCCGCAAGTGGTTGTTGCGCTATATGGCAACGTGGTGACCGCGCTTACAATGGTAAGCTGCGTCGTTCCCGTATTTTGCAGCGTTACAGCCTGTGAGGCACTGGATTGTCCCTGTGTCACGTTTCCGAATCCTAGGCTTGTAGGAGATGCGGTCGCCGTTGGAAGGGGCACTACGGTAATTTGGCCAACGCCGGAAATTGTGCCGGTTCCTGTCACTTGCGCTTGCGCGTTCAGCGGCAAAGCAGAAACTAATATGAAGAGCAGCAATGCCAGGGCTTTTCGCATCAGACCTCCATGCATCAGTACACAATCGCGCGGTGGCGCACGGGACTTGGGATGACTCCGCTGGCGGAAGCGATATCAAATGCAATGTGAGTGCGCTCGATTCCAGTTCCGTTTGTTCCGGGGCAGGACGGAATCCCGTTGGTAGTCAGCAGATTCCACCCAGCGGTCACGCTGGAAGCTCCCGCTACATGCCCAATCACCGCAGTTGGAATCTGGCCGACATTGAGATTGTTCGTGTCCACGACAACTCCAGATGCGGGGCAAGCGGATTTATTCGCAATGCCTACGCTCGTGTAAACCAGATGATTCGCCGCCGAGGAAACTGTCAGATTCGCCGGGTTCAGCGTGCTGCCGTTATCCGTCTGCGCCGCCGAAGTCGGCGAGGACTGATTCACGTTGAAGAAATTCGTGGATATTCCGGCCCCTGTTTTTGCGCTGCCAAAACTGACGCTTACCGTGTTCGCGCCCGCTGGCGGATTCACGAGTTTGTAGACGTAATGCGATTCGAGATTCGTCTGGTCCGTAATGTTAGTGATGAGAGTCATGGACGTTCCGCCATACGTCGGTGCTGCCGATGGCGGCGTCGTGCCGTTTATGAACAAATCCACGATGGCGAGAGTGTTGGAGCCGCTTGAGGAGACCGTATCCGTCCAACTCCAGGTAGTAGAACCGCTGCCGGCGCCGAATTGAAGACTCGCCGAACTGTTGCCAACAGCCACGCCAGCAACGGCAGTTTGGTCGGCAAGCGCATAGGCCGCAAAAGTGCAAGCCAAGTCGTCATTTGTCGTGTTGTTACCTTCGAGAAACGCGACAACCTGAGAGCCGCTTTCGAGATAGACGCGATATTGGTCAGTCACCTCGTCAACGGAAGTTTGTTGCAATGCGGTCCAGCCGGGACCCGCTTGCGGAGAAAGCCCTTTGTGCGGGTCACAGGCGGAATATGCCAGTGTGTTCCTTGCCGTCGAAGTGTTGGTGGCAATCTGGTTCAGCGTATTCGGAGCAAGTCCAGTTGGAATTGCTGTTGTGCTCGAATCCTTCGCCCCCGTGGCGAGATTCGCAAATTCCGCACTGAGCATGTCCACGTCAATCGAGGCTGGCGAGTAATGACAGGTAACGGTGAGCGTGCTTCCCCCTCCGCGCACGACGTCCGCGCTGAAAGTCGCCACCCTCTCAGGGCCGCCTGTATTCGTCGCTTGCGCGTCTTGCGTGTAGGTGTTCGAGCCTCCCGAAGCGTTGTCCGTTACAGTTATCGTTGGAGCGGTGGAATAGCCGAATGCGCCGCAGGAAACGATTATTTTCTCGTTCGTCACGGATGCGTGATTCATCGTGCAGCTAAGAGTGCTCGAAGATGATGTCGTGCTGTTGTTGCACAGCGCGGTTGGCGCACCCGGCAATGTTTGCGACGAAGCGGGGCCGCCAGCAATCCCTAGAAAAATGGCGCACGCGAAAAACAGAATTGCGACTCGCATCATTCAGTTCACCGTGAACGTGATGAAGATGGACATGCGTTTCGCGGTTCCGCCAGCGGTAGCAGAGTGCGTTTCGATGTAATCACCGGCGGCCAGCGATGTATTTTGCAGCGTCGCCGAGCACGTCGTCGTTCCGTCAAGCCCAGCCGTGCCGCCGCTGTTCGAGCACGCGATTCCGCCAGACGCGGCTGTCGCCAGTGCGCTGCTGAGCAAATCGGTCAGTGTTCCAGCGTGATTTTTCGCCACGATTACATTCGGCGTTCCGCCATCCGCCGCCACTTCGATTTCGACTACGGTTGCCGCGTAAGGAACAAAACATTGCCTTCCGAGAGGAGCAATGTCCGTATTCGCGAGCGCCGAGCCGCCATCGGAACCCACGATAATCGCGCATGTGCGCATTTTGCTGGAGGATGGCAGGTTGGACGTGCTTATCTGGCCGGAAAGCTTTGTTGCATCAATAGCCCCCGTGCCAATCGAAGTCAGCAGCCCGGATGTATTGACTACTACGCCGTTTCCGTTGAAATCAAATCTGGCTGGATTTGCCGTCGATCCCGATAGCGCGGACACCTGAAACAGATAGGGTGTTCCCGTGGCGGTGCTTGCCGAGGATTCAGTGACTTTGAATCCCACGCCTCCAGCAGATGTAAGGGACCATTGCCATGTTTGGCCGTTGTTTCCATTGGCAATGGTATTTGCCGTTGTCGCTGCCGTGAGACTGGAGAGCGAAACCGTTCCTCCGCATCCGACATCACCAAGCTGGAAATTCCCGCTGGTCACCACCCATTTTACGCAGTCGTTGTTTGTCGGAGTAATCGTCGTTACGGGAATGATGGCATTTCCTGAATTCATGCCGCCGACAAAATTGTTCGTTGTGGTGTTGTAGGCCAGCGTTCCATTCGTAGTTGTGGAAGCTCCGGCGATATTCGGTATACGAAACGCTGCCGATGAAGTTGCTGCGCTTAGGTCGATGGTTCCCGCTGCTGTAAATGTGTTGGTCTGATCCGTATGCACGGTTGTCAGGGCCATGTTTGCCTTGGGAAGGCGATTGGTAACATTCGAGGAACTTGAAAGGTCAAGAGCGCCGTATCCGAAACATGAACTGGATCCGGTGGAAAGAAGGGGCTGCCCGGCGGATCCAATGGGAACAGTTATGAGGCGTGGAAATGTTCCATCGGCGCAAAGCGGCCCAAATGGCGTCGGGGAATCATTCGACCATTGCGGTATGGAAAGAAACGCGCCGCCATTCAGGCTGATCTTCGCTGTCAGCGCGAGCGAGTCTCCAAGGCATAACAGGGAATGTCCGGCAACGCCAGCGCCGCATGCCCCATTTGTGCCATTGACTACGGCGGCGCCTGTGCCCGTGGCATTGAAGGATTTTGCCGCCATTCCTCCGGTATCGGTATATGTCAAGGTATTTGCCGTAGTGAGGCCGTCATCGAGCTTGGCATCGCTTGAGACGGTGGTGGAACCGGAGTAGATAGCGATTTTTCCGCTTGTGCCGGAATTGATTGTGCCGGAGCCGCCTCCGCCTCCAGTCGCCGTTGTTACTACAGTGGCTTGTACGCCGTCGTAGTAAAGGAACTCGACAATGCAAGCATTCGCGGATGATGGAATCGCTACCCAGCCGTTGAAACCAGTTGGCGGAACGAATGTGCGGCCCCCGGTCGCGTCTTGGCATACCTCCAAGGTGGGATACATGCCAGGTTCCATGCCCGTGGCCGTGGAACTGGTTACATTGCCAGTTAGAACGATTTTCTTTCCGTAACTCGTCGCATAGTTGAATGCCGGAGTCGCGCTGAAAGCAACGGTCTCTTGGCCGTAGGGCCGGGACGCCAGCGGGTTGTTCTGCGCCGCGAGGCTTGTGGTGAAAAAAAGAAACAATGAAAGTATAAGTAGTTTTCTCATGTCATTGGTTCCGATACTGGACCACTACCTGCGCATCGCCTGGAGATGTAGCGCATCCGCTTGCTGGTGTTTGCACGCTGATCGTAAGCGCAGCTCCAGAAACATAATTTTGAGCGATGCCGCCAGAATCATTGGATGATCCAGAAATGGCCACATCCTGATTGGCCGACCCATCGGTCAAGCGGATGACCGCATTCTGGCTGCATCCCGATGGGGCTACCCTTGTTTGGATTTGCACTCGCGTTACTGTTATCGCTTTGTCGAGAGTCCATGTGGCCGCTGTTGATGTTGCGGTGAGTGCTCCGGGGATAAGCACGGTAAATGGCGGGTGGGTAAGGGCGGTTTGTGTTTCGCTTCCCTGCGTAAGCGAATTGATCGTTAAGCTTGAGGCTGTGCCGCTGAGAGATGTGAATGTTTGCGGCTGTGTGAAGGTTTGCGCGACGCCGAGCAGAGCCGGTGTTCCAGATGCGTCCGGCCAAGTTATGGTGCGATTCGCCGTGAAAGTGCCAGACTGAATACTGGAAAACCCTCCGCCAGTAAGTGCCAAGTTATAACTGGAAAGGCCAGAGGCTCCCAAAGAAACGGCTTGTGCTGATGCGAAGGAAGCTCCGTTGGCATTCAGCGCTGGTTCTGTGTTGGAGTTAAAGTAGTTGAATTGTGGCGTGTTGTCCGTAAAGCTCGTTCCAGAAATGAATTGTGAGGGTCCGAATCCAGCGCAGCTATTAATCACTGGACCGCTATTACTTCGGCACAGCATCGTGAAAGCCTGTCCAGGCACCAGGCTGAAATTCAGTGTCAGGGCTTGGCTTCCATTCGATGTGAAGGGACCGACGACAGGCGAGCTCGTTGTAACATTTCCATTTCTGTCCACCCCGCGAATGGAGTAGTAGTAGGTGCCAGCCGCAAGACTGCCGGATACAGTATTCACGCTGGAAATCGTTGGAGCACCCATGGCATAGCCAATTGTCGATACTCCGTACGACTCGAAGGTTGATTTTCCAACGATAGCAAATGATCCATTTGAGCGTACAGCGTAGTTAAACAGCCCAATAGTTCCGCAGTTTGTGCCTCCATCAATATCCACTGCCGGGCTGGTAGTAATCGACGCAAAAATAGGCTGGGAGCCATTGCCGCAAACGCTGAAGCCTCCCTTTGTGGAAAAGCGGATGAAGTTGAAGCGGGAATCACCAAGCTCAATTAGCGGCGTGGCGATGTTGCCCAGCGGATCCGCGTAGGAAAGGTCTTTCACGCTGATGCCGTTAAGAAAAAATGTTGACGCCGACGTGTTGAAATGCAGTATCGGATACTGATTGCTTTCCGAAAGGATGTTGCTGAATTCCCACTGGCCTGGCCATGTCCCGAAATTTCCAAAAAACTGTTCTCTGTTTGTGTCAAAGTAAAACTCGCCGCCTTCTATCGTCGCATTTTTCATCTGCGATAGATAAGACAGCCCCTGCGTGTTCTGTCCTAGTCCCTGGTTTACGGTCTCCCAAATTGCCGGAGGATAGCCCCAGTCTCCGCCGTTGGCCCCCGTGATGCCGTAAAATCCTCCGAGGATGTTGAAGTAAAAACCGCCACCAAAGCGGAGTGCAATGCCTCCCTTGTTCGCCGATACATACACACTGTCAAGAGTAATTGAGGTTATACCCGCCCCGGTGGCATCCTGATCCATGTAGATTCCGCTCACGTAGGGCTGGCTTGACTGTATGGCTATGTCTTTCAGGGTTATCGAGCTGATGGGGCCACCGACAGTCGGCTGGAAAGTCAGCAGGAAACATGGCATCACGCCGCAGAACATATTGGTAACTGGCCTGGTCATGAACGGCGGAATCTGGCTGTTGTTGCCGAGCGCACGCCCCTCGAAGAAAGTAAAACTCTTCGGGATAATCGGTTCGTTGGCTACGATTTGAGTGCCCAGGATATGGCGCATCTGTCCCGAGGAACAGCCATAAAGTTTTAGCGGCGAATTGAACACCATGAAGGAGTTCGCGCCGGGATAGTAGATATCAAGCCCTCCAGTTCCAAGCGAGTTGCAAGCCGCCATCACGTTCGGAGAATTGTCATGCAGAACCGTAGTTGTAAGGCTGGCGGAAGCCGCACTGGACAGTGTAACGGTCGTTCCGTTGATCGCCGTGATGAGCGCGGCCAGCGTGCCATTTTGCGGCGAACTCGGCGGCGTCGATGGGATGTAGACCGCCGGGGCGCCGGATTTTACCGGGCTTCCATATCCCCAGTCATAGAAGCTCGAGTCTTGGCCGTTGAGCACGGCTACAAGAGAATATGCTCCTGCGCCTACAGACCGGTAAACAAGCCAACCAAGAGCCTGATATGGCTGGGGAGTCCATTGCACGAAATTTCGCGCGACGACTTTTAACGTCCCGCCCGATGGGCATGTCTGCGTCTGTGTGGCGATTCCCTGCATCGCGACGGTAACAGTCGTTGCAGTTGGCGCTCCCGCCGTCACGAATGCGCCGGTCAAATTCACGACACCGTTAATCGATACGAAAATCTCAATGTCCGGCTGATTGGGGATGTTGTGAGCCGCGGTCGTGGTAAAGGTCTCCAGCCCGCTTGTGCTGTTCCATGAACAGCCATTATTGGCAATCGAGTAAGTTTGAACGCCAAGCGTCGCCCATCCCGAAGTCGTAGTAATTGCGGTGCTGGCGGCGGACAGTCCTTCGTTAAAGTCCCGAGCTACGATTTTGTAATTGTAGGTTGTCGAGCCGCCAACCTGTCCAACAGGAGTAACGAGGGCTGGTGTGCTTGCGACCACCGTAGCGCTCCCTCCAATGGTGCATGGGGAGCAATTTGCGTGCGTAATCGACGCGGTGAACGTGCCTGCATTTACCGTGTTTACGCCAGTGTAGGTGCCGTTGAGCGTCGAGTCGCTGGCACCCGAAACGACGACGGATGACCCGTTGCTGAATCCGGCTGTCGAGGCCATTGCTATCGTTGCCACATTACTGCTTATTGAAAGCGACACGATGGAGACGGGAGCATTTGGCGTGGTCACGACTGGGGCCGGTCCAGCCATTGGCACGGCCACTCCGTGGCCGACCGCAAAATCACCGGTCCCGCCGGAGCAGGTTAAATTCGCCGATGAGGCCGCCGTTGTGCAAGAAATGGTTGGCGGTGTTGTTGAGCCGAGATAAGCGCCATATTGGAACAAATTTACCGAGGGATTTGGCCCCTTCCAATTGGTGTCTTCGGAGATGCCAATGGTGGCTCCATTGTCATTGATATGAGCCGCGGAAAGGGATGTGCCATTCCGTATCTGCACGTCTCCGTTATTTCCAGCAGGACTGGAACCGCCTCCGCCGCCTCCAGTCGCCGTGCCGGTCTGAATCCACTTTCCGCCAACGAAGGCGAGCTGAATCCCCTGATTCAGGGCACACGCATAGTTTGTTCCGCCAGTAAGTGCGATATTGGCGTTGTTCTGAATGGTGGTATTTGTATCTCCGCATACCACGACGATCTGCTGGCTGTCGATCCCGCCGGTGAAGTTGGTTATCGTTGTGGGGCCGCTGTTGTTGGTAAGAAACACGTTGCCGCCTGAAACGTTCGGCGTCGTTCCGGCAATCGTTACTGTTTGCGAGTTTGCCAGAACTTTGGCGGTTACGTTTCCGCGTGCCGCGATACTGTCCGTCTGCATCTGCGCGAGAGCGGGTTCGCGCACGAATGCACATGCCATCAGAATGAAGCATGCTTGCGCCAGTCTTTTCATCGTAGAATTTCGCATGAAATCGTGGACCATCCCGAAGCTGTTGCCATGTTGTTTGTTCCATCGGAATATGTGACTGTAATCGTGGTTGTTCCCTTGCTGCTTACACCGAGCATGAGTGGATATCCGGTTACGGTGCCCTCGCCGCCGCAGATTGCGTGATAGCTGGTATCCGCTTCGGCTGGCGAGATTGTGATGGTGCAGGTTTGCGTTGCGCCGCCAGCCGATCCAGTATTCGCGCAACTGTTGCTGGAAACGACGCGACGATAGGGAATACTTGTAACCGAACATGCGGTTGATCCGCCGCCCGAGGCCCGGCATAACGGATTCCCAGCCGATCCGGTGGCGTCGTCTGTTAGGAGCCTAGGAGCATTTCCCTGAATCCCGGTTCCAGTGCTGGCACCATTTATGACCGGAGTGCTTACAACCGGGGAATTTAGCGTTTTGTTCGTAAGCGTGTCAGTAGAGGCATCCGTGACAACCGGATCAAGTGAGAATACGAGACGGTCACTGCCGTTCAATCCAAGAGCCAAGTCCGCGCTATTGGCATTGTTTCGCCAAGAGATTGAATCGGCGACCGCAAGGGAGATGCTTCCTGTTTGCGATGGGTTTGCCGATCTCGAAACAAGGCGTGCCACCACATCCGCTGGAAAACCGTCAAGTCTTAGATTGTTCGAGCCGTCTATGCCAAGCGCGAGGTCGGAGGAATTTGCGTTGTTGCGGAATGCAATCGAATCGGCGGCTGCCAGGCGCAACAGTCCGGTTTGTGCCGGATTGGCCGCTGCCGTAGAAAAAAATCCAGCCTTTACGCCGCCGGAAAATACGGGGTTTCCTGAAAATACCGGATTGCCAGAGAAGGTAGGATTCCCGGAAAATGTGCCGGAAAAGGACCCTCCTCCGGTGGCATTGAACGCGCTCGTGACAGCGAGCGGAAAGCAGCAAACCGTTTGGCTGCCCAGCGGATTTTGCACCACCGCGTTCGGCTGATTTGTCGCTATATTCACAGCGCCAGCGTGCAATATCTCCGCCCTTCCGGCCTGCGGAGTAATCCATGTAAAAACAATGGTGTTTGCATCCGGCTCGGAAACGGTGTTGGGAAATCCGATTCCGTTGTTGTTTTGGTCGTAGAGCTGCCATCCGACATTGAAGTCTCCAAAATTGTGGACGCATGTCCATGTCGTTGAGGCAGAGAACTGAGGGCAGAGAAAAATTTGTGTCACAAGCTGGTTTGGTCCGACGATTGGCGTTGAACTGATTGGCACCGCCGTACCCAGGTCAAACGGGCCGCTGATCAAATACGTCGCGCAGCGGAACTGTTGTCCCTGGTAGAAAATGCAAACTTGATATAGCGTGCCGATTGGCGAAATCGAAGAATTTGGCTGGATTGTTCCGCTGATGTTCCCATTTATGTCGGGATGGAAATCCTTTACGGGCACAGCAATCAGATTGGAGCCTACAACCTTCGGTATGTTGGACCCGTAATTTGTCAGCGTAAATCGCACGAACGTGTTCGATCCTGTAACGTTTGCGACACCAACGTCCTTTAGGTTCCCGGTTACGGAGACTTGCGCCCGCAGCCCAAGCGGGACCATGAGGCATACCATGAAAATCAGCAGAAGCCGCTTCATGCTCTTTCGCTTTTCCTTTGTCTTGAATGTTGGAACGATTTCAGTGAAGAATCTCGGACATGAGATGGCTTAAAGTCCTCATATCCATTTTGGCATTTGCTTTCTGGATCGGGTCTCTTTATGGCTTTTTCGATGGGCTTGCCGGCTTCTCCATCGCCAAAGCAATCATGGTTCCGCTGCTCGTAATAGCGGCAATCGGCTCGCCACTACTGCTCATCAAGCAGCTTCTTTGGCCTGGTAATTCAGATTCCTGAAAACACGCGAGGCAGGCCGCCGGCCGCTGGAGTGTGCGGATGGAGGGCCAATAGAATCTGCTGGCGCACCTGCTCGCGGCGCTCTGGCGGCACTTTTCCCATGGAGCTTAGTTTTCCGGCAAACAGCGTGCGGATTTGCTGCTGCTCTTCTGGCGTCGCCTTGTTCCAAACCTTTAATGCTTCTTCGGGGCCAAGATTGCGCATGGCATTCTGCAAGGGTGTCCGCGCGGCATTGCGCAAGATAATCTCCTGATCGTGCGCATTTAGTTTTCCCGAGGCACGATCTTTCGCAACGTCAGCCGGAGTAATCTCCTTGTCGCGCAGCCTTTGTTCATAGGTCCGCCGCATCGTGGCGCGTTCCAGAGTATCCTCGTCTGGCGCGGCGGTTCCCATGGACTTTGCCAGCAATCGTGAAGCGAGCGCTTCTGCCGGAGTTTGCACGTTCGTTTTGACGCCAAAGAGGCCAGCTCCCAATTGCTTCAGTGTTTTTTTGCCGGATTCCAAATCCATGCCCATGCCCACCGGGTTTACACTCTTTAGCGCGTAGCGACCCACTTGCTTGGCAATCGTCCGCGCTGGGGCCGATGAATCATAGATATCGCGCCCGGTGCGCAAATCCTTGTTAAATGCCAGTTCCACCGCGGATTTGGTGCCAGCCGCCGGAGTTGCCACCGCTTGAAGTGCCTCCGTTGGTGTTTTATCTCCCTTGAGCAATTGTGCGAGATTGTAGATGAAGGTGCTGGCTCCGGCGCGGCGGAGCTGCGCTGTCTTGTCTCCTGTTACAAGTTTTGCAAGCTGATCCATTGCCGGATAGGCTGCGAATGTGACAAGTCCGAGCATGGCCATACGATCCAGCGATTTCAGCCGTTGCGCTGGCGGAACATTTTCTGCGGCCATTTCCTTTATCATTTCTCCGTAACTGCGCAATGCACCGTAGTGGTACGCTCCGAACATGGTTAGATTGGGATTGCTCATCAGCGTGCCAAGCGCTTTGCTGTCAAAAATGCGGGTGGGCAGCCTATAATCCGGTATGTGCTTGGCAACGTCCGCAACTGCTTCTTTGAATGGTTGCCCAGTTCGTTCCATGTGCTCATACGTTGCCTGGAGCAGGGCTATGTCGTTCGTCATCCACGTGGCCTTGTTGGAAAAGTCATAGATGGCCCGAACCAGCTTTAGCGGATTTGCGTAGCCCAAAGCCCCGGCAATCTTTGCGGCATAACCAGGATTCGATTCCAATTCTTTTCCCATGCGCTGAATAATGAGCTTATTTACAACGTCGTTATCCAGCCTCTGCGATTGCAGCGGGGCGCCGGAATCGAGCGCATCTAGAAAATCCTGATTCTGATGGATGACAGCATCAATGGCGCGTGATCCCGTGCGGAGGATGGTTCCCCAGTTCTTCGGCCCAAATCCGGTCACGCCTTTCTCGACGGCCCAATGCACCCCGATGTTTGGTGTGTGAATGAGCGGATTGAAAAATGCCGCCGTCCGTAAAAAGTGATTGATCCCCTGCATCGCCCGGTCGATTACCCCGGCATCACCGCCATTCATCCTTTTTGCAAACCAGTCAAGCACTTCCGCCGTATGCGGCTCGAACAAGTAGCCATGGAACTGTGGAAGCATGGTTGGACGCCAGCCCTCCGGGGCATTTCCGCTTCCTATCTTGTGCGCGATCTCGCCGAATTCCGGTGAATTCTTGAAACCCTCCAGGTAATCGTATGCACGCTCGGCACGCCGCATTTGCAGGAAATCTAGAACCGCCGAAGCTAGCGCGTTTTTGTAGTACCGGATATTGGTGTTGGCCTCTATCTCTTTCGTTGTCGCCTGCTTAACATTCCATCGCTTTCCTGACTTATCAACAAACGTGCCGGGGATTTTTTCCTCTCCGCCCAATTTTTTGGCCGTGCGCTCATGAGAGATTCCGAGATCGGACGCCAGCTTTTCGAGTCCCGACATAACTTTTTCGTCGTAGTATTCGTCCACGCCCTTCTGCGCTGGCGTGCGAAATCTTCCCATGTCCGCAGGGCGGCCCTGTTCCCATGCCGTGACATGGTTGTCCTTGATCGATACCACCCGGCGATTTCCGTTCTCATCTTCGAGCGCCATCATTGTGCGGCGCTTCGCCCCAGGGGCCGATTTGGATAATGGGTTCCCCGCGTTCAGTTTGCCCTTTCCGCCGAGTATCCTGTCCAGTATGCCGCCGCGCTCTGCTGCAATGCGGTGAACGTGCTCATCGCCCTCGGCGACCTTATTGCCGGTGATTTTCTCATAGGCTTCGCGCGACGCATCCATCAGGGGTTTAACATACTGTTCACGAATCTTGGCCTGTTCGGGGGTGAGTTTTATACTGGAATCTTCGAGGCTGTGATAAATCGTTTCAAGGTCTTTGGGGCTTCCTGGGGCATTCTTCAGTATCTCCCGCGCACGGAGCATGTCCGCCGCCGCTTGAGATTCCAGATCATACATGCCCCCTTGGACATTCCTGGACAAGGCAACGTAGCGATTTTCTTCCGCCAATTTCTCCCGCAGTGGCTCAGGAATGAGATTCTTTAGGATTCGCGGATCGGCTCCAGAATACCTCTTCCCGGCACCGATCAAATCCTTGACTTCCTTTGCTGCTTCTAGTCTCCGATACTCACCGTTTTTTACGAACTTAATGGGGCCATCACCCTCGCGGACGTAAATGCCGCTTTTCCCCGCTTTGGTAACTTCCAGCGTTTTGCCAGCCAATGCGCCATTGCTGGCTTCTACATAGTCGCCTGGAGAAACAGCCGCTTTTTCGGCCTGCTCCGAACTCGATGGCTTACCATATTGCTCGACAAATTTGTCAATGTCAGTGCCAGGGCGATCTACGAATTTCTGTAACGGCTTTTGTCCGGTTAGTTCCTCGAGATGCTGGTTGATGGTTGCCAGGCGATCATCGATAAGAGACTGCTCTTCCGGCGAGGCAGAGCGGCGTTCTGTTTCAAGGCGCCCCTTATCCGTACGGAAGGCATCGATCATTTGCTCTTTTGTCGGCTGCGCCGCAGCTATATTTGCGGCCTTGTCCGTCCTGAATTTCGCCGGCAAGGGTTGCGCCGGTTCTTTCTGGCGTTCGGAAATCACCTTCTCGGGCGTCTCCACGCTGACTTGCCCATTTGGAAACTGGCGGTTCAGCTCTTTTTCCTGCAAACGTACGATTGCCTTTCGGCGAAGATCAACTACACTGGCCTTCTGTTCCGTTCCGTTTGCATCCCGCGAGACAAGCACTCCGGGATTTCCTTTTTCCGCTTCCTGCTTTGTTTGTACATTGCCAAGCAGCTTCCCATAGGTTCCATTATCGACCGCTGAATAAATGTCCTCGGACTTGATGCTTGGGTCGTGGTAGTAAATTCCGCTTCCCGGCTTATCACCGGGCACGTTTGTCACCACGGCGTTGTCCGGCGGCGCGGGGAGATTCTCCGTTCCCTTTGGAAAGTACACAACCTTATTCGTGCCTTCGGCCAGCATATCGACTTGTTTGCGCAGTGTTGCGGGTGATTCCGGCGCAAGATTCTCTCCAGCGCCTACGCGGCGGCGATCCACAACCTGCGGCCCGGTGGGCTTTCGCTGTTCCAAAACCTGAGTCGCTTCTCGTTCAAGGGGATTTGTCTCTGGACCCTGGATGGGCCCGGGCAACAAGCGAGGATATTCATCTGGGTTAAACGTGCGAGGCATGGCTACTGGCGCATTTATGCGCTCCTGTCTTGCTCTCTCAATCGCGCTCTCGGCATTGGCGAGATTCGCCATGCCTTCGCGGGCAGCATTGTTGGCCTCGAATTCTTGCATTCGGCGTGCGCCACGGCCAAGTGCTTCGTCTACCTTAAGCGGCGCACTGACCGTTCCTGGGGGCAGTGTTAATGGCGCGGGCTCTCCATAAGCCGCTTCTCGAAATTCATTTACGCCGTGCCCAGCAGCGGCCCCGGCCAGTGCCGTATTCACTCCGGCCAGCGTCGCAAGGCGCTTGACTTCCGCATAGTCGCCACGGTTCCAAGCGTCGCGGATCCCGGGAATGGCGTCATAGGCACCCTTGGCCATCTGCATTGCAAAGAGAGTGCTCAATCCGGCCCTGACAGCAGCCGGTGCTTCGCCAATACCAGCCGTTGCGGCAGTGATGCCGATGTTTTCCGGTGTCGTCAGTCCGCCAATGGCCTGGAGCGCTCCGGTGGCGATTGGGTGTTCATGCTGCTGAGATTCCGTCATCAACTCTGCGGGATCGAAAAGGCGCAGGCCGCCAGCTTGCTCGCGCTGTAGCTCGGCGTCCGTTACTCCAGCTCTGCGCTTTAGCTCCTCTGCAAAGGATCCGGGATATGCCCCTGCGGCAATGGCACGCGGCAGCGCTCCGGTAATATCTGGAACCTGCGCGGGCGCGGCACCGAATGGCATGGGGATTTCGGTATTTGGCCTTGGTCCAATAGTTCCGGCACGCTGCTTCTCTTCCTCGGTCGCTATGGGGGGGGCAAGCTCAAGCTCGTTCGTAAATGGATTCCTTGGAATTTTTGTCGTATCAACGAATAAATTCTTTGGGGGAGCCAGCGGAATCATAGGCTCGCCAAGACGCGCGGAACGTTCCGCAAGTGTTCCAAATGGCGAACGGGTGTCTGGGGGCGCCGATTTCTCCTCCGAATAGCTCTTGACGAATTGATCTAACTCATCATCGCCAGAACTTTTGGGCACACCCTTGGCGCGATAGTTCGCCACAAATTGGTCCAGATCATCGGACACTGCCGTTGCCAACGATATAGCCTCTCTTCTTGAATTGCGCTAAAGCCTGATCGCGCGAAATTCCACTGTGTCTGGCCCAGGCATCCACAACGTCCATTGTTACCGTCTTCCCGCTTGCCTCCTGTCCAGATGTGGCACCCCGTCCTCCTCCGCCGCGTAGTTGTTCACGATAGTTCGGGACAACGCCAAGGTTAATGCCCATTCCTTGGGCTTCCGCCGCAGCTTGTTCGTGTGCGGCCTGCTTGCGGTCGGCATTGTCCTCCTCAATCTGTTGTCTCTGGGAGGCATACTCGTCGTCGGTAATTTCTCCCGTACTATGCTTCTTTTCGAGCGCTGCCAAGTCCGCCTTTCTGCGTGATTCGGATTCCGCGAACTGGCGATTCAAGGCGCTTTGTATTTTTTGCCTTGCTACATTGTACCGCTGGCCCGTCAGCGGCTGATCGCTTTCATCTGGCCTGCGGTCCTGGGCTCGCATTCTGGCATGTGCCTGATCCGGGGTAAGGCCCATGCCGCCTTTTTCCTTTGGCGTGGTTAGATAATCAAAATCTTGCTGTTCTGGGGTTTCTTCGCGCTCCTGTTTCGGCGGCGGTTGCAGTATCTGTGGGATTGCCGTTGGCGGCGCAGACGGAATGCTTGCGCTCATCCTGGGCCGTCCAGAATTGAATTTTGTAGGCAATGGACCTTGCAGATCGCTCCTGCTGGGGCCTCCCCAGAGCTCAGAATTGGCGAGTGGCGCTATATTCTCTGGCAGTTGATTGCCGACAGCGGCAGATTGCTGCGTTTGCATGGTGAGCGGCAGGGTTGGCGCTATCCCGCGCTTGTCATACTTTACGATTCCTGCGTTGGTTCCGATGGTTTGATAGTCTGGCAGCGGCCCTTCTGGAGAAATGCCATTGATGACTTCCCATTGATTCGTGTTCGGATTTTGCGCCATGAAAACAGGCTCGCCGGAGGGCCCAATGCCATGTATTGCCGGGGCCGTTCTCGTGAGGCCAGGGCGGCGCAAGTTCCATTCTGCTTCAGCCCTCGCTTTTTCCACGTCAGCTTGCGTTTTTTGCATATTGGCAAGAAATTGCTGCGCTTGCATCTGGCGCATCCGCTGCTGGACGAAATAATCCTGGGCTGCGCCAAAGCCTCCTCCGGGATGCCCCTTTCCAGTGAAGCCGCCAACGGCTGCCCCTTCTAGCATTGGCGCCATCAAGTTCATCAGCATCCCGAATTTTGTTGGCGTCTTGACTGACACCATCTGCGGGTTAGCCTCTTTCTCGGCATTCAGTGTGCGTGACAATTCTGCGCCGGGACCGGAATCCGGCGGCGTGATCGTCGGTGTTTCCAGTGGCATATCTTGTGTTTGTTGCGTGTGGCACATGAGATTCCTTTTATATGCCGGCAAATAGGTTGCTAAATCCGTGCGCCTGGCCAGCGGCGTTGAAGAGTCCGCTGACCGCACCGCCGAGGAAATTCCCTATGCCTCCACTTTGCACCGGAGGCGCGGAAAGGACGCTGCCTGCCGCGTTACTCGCCAACTGGGCTGGCTGGAACGGGTTCAGAGAAGCGGCTGCGGATTGTTTGGTGGCCTCATTCTGCTGTAGCGCATTGATGATATTGCTGTCGAATGCTTGGCCCTCCGAGGCGCTTAGATTTTGCATCAATTGCTCTTTCATCCCAGACGGAAGGGTATCGCCGAACCCTGCCAGATTGCGATTCAACTGCCCCCAGGCAGGGGCAAATGCCTGGGCGGTCGCACCCTTGCTGTAATCGGTGAGCTGATTCATGTATGGCAACCCGCCGCTGAGACGGCTCATCCAGAACGGGTCCGTCTGCGCCTTGTATTGCTGCATCATGTTCATCAACTGCTGGTTTAGAGCTATTTGCTGATTGGCTTCTTGTTGTTTTTGAGAAGCAAGCGCGTCGCCGCCGCACATGAATCCTCTTTCTGGCTATACTCCGACTTCAAATCGATTGGCTGGAACTGCGCCAGCCTTCTTCAAAAAACCTTTCCACAATCGCTGCGCCAGCGGCGCAACATATACCATCACGCGAGTGCCGGTTCCCGCCTGATCTTGCAGGAATGCCCGGGCCCGGTTAAAAAGCATGTCACGCGCCTCCACCGCGCGTTTCCAGGTTTCTTCATCTCTTCCTTCCGATACATGGAACATCGGGCAATCAATCATGTAGCGGAGCGCTGTTACGCCTAGAATCTTGTATCCGTCGTTATCATGCTCCACTACGGCCCAGGTCTTGATGTTGTTCGAGATCAATTGCCTGCTGCCGAATTCCTGCTCGAAATATTTTTGCAGCGCGTCGTAAAGATGCGGGTCCCTAGGGGCTCCTGTGCCCACTTCGAATTCTATGGGGATTATCTGCATGTTTTCCTATTGCCTGAGGAAGCCTCGGCCACCCGTTGGCTCATCTCCATATCCCGGAGGGGGCGACGGGGCGGTTCCTCCCGTACCTCCGGTTAGCACCATCTGATCGGTGTTTGCCTTTGCAATGATTTGCACCTTTATGCTTTCGAGTCCAGCGTTGTTGATGGCGGAAACGTAAAACGCCGTTGCCGTGTTTGCCGGAAGCTTAGGGCGATACTGGCGGCTATTCGGGTCGAGAATTGTATCGACAAGGTTCCCCTCGTTGTCACGATAGATTCTCCATCCCGCAACCTCGTTGAATTTTATCGGCGCGTTCCACGTAATCAGCGCTTCGAGGCTTCCCGGCTGCGATATCAAATTGCGCGGCGGATCCGGCCTGCGGCGTGAGCTTACCAGTGGCAGAACGGATGCGGCTGTTTCCTGAAGGGCCCGCTGAAGCAATGGCTGGGCCGCTTCATATGTTGATGGGAGTGCCTGGTAGATGCTCATGGGGCATTTGCCCTTGTCCTTCCAAAATCAGGCGTAATAACGTTTATGGTTCCGTAAGATGGCATCGGCACAAAAGGCGGATCGGTAATCTCGAAATCACCGTCCTGCGGATGTGATGTTAACTGGAATCGCGCATATACCCAGCGCGTCTCAAGACCCACTTTGATCTTGTAGCGGTTATCTGGATTGTCGATTTCCACCACTTCCGTATTACGCGACTCAAAATCACTGAGTTGCAGTGTGGCTCTCACGGCCACGGATACTTGCACGTTCCCATCTCCCTGCCACTGGATGGAATCGAGCAATGGCTTTCCGTCTCCTGCGCCGATCAAAAAGATCGCGTCTCCAGTGTAGTTGTTCCCGTTATCCGAATTTCCATCTTCTAGCTGATACAAGTTGCCATCCGTCGCGCCAGTCCAGAGCCGCTCACGCCCATTCACATCGCGCACATTCTGCCTTGGGGTGTAACCAGAACCGATCATGGTATTGGGCGACATGCCCGAGTAAATGGCTTCGTAGCCCTGCGCAATCGAATTACGGAAATCACGCAAACGAAAATCATGGAGAATCACAAAGGGGTTGCCATTCGCGTCTTTCGCAAGGATGTAAATTCGGTCGATGCCAAGATCGATGTTGCGGTAGTACGCCAGTTCGACCTGTCCAATGAATTGATCCCCGATCCTTCCAAGCAGCGACGCCTCGTACTCTTCGCTGACCGGCGTCGGGCCGGTCCCGTTATAACCCATTAGCTGCTTGTCGGGAGTAACCCAATGCGGCCCATAGGGAGTATCGATCCATGCTCGCTGCCCGGCGCACCCGACATTCCAGATGGCACGCCAGGGATTCTGCCCCTGCTGGAACAAGAACAAAGACCAAATCGCCAGATAGTTCTGGCTGAAAATCCATGCCTCCTGGTTGTAACCGTGTATCGTTGTCGGCACTTCTGCCGTAGGGAATGGTTCTACGTTGTCAGGTGGCCATGATTCCGCCGGGACACCAACATAAATTCCGTTGGTCAGGTTTGTGTCGTCCTCGGTGTAATATATGTTCACATCTCCAGGACGAATCCCAAAAATCTTGCTTCCGACTTTGGCAAAAGCATTCAAGCCGGAAATGGGCACACCGTTGCGGAACGGCAATTCCTGATTGGTGTCTATGACCGAGCTAATGATGGTGGCGGTGGTCGCCGTATTATTTGCCACCACGCGGTTTCCGTTTGCGTCAATCAGCCAATACGGAACTTGGCCGCCATCGTTTGTGCGTCCAAATCCCTTTACCCATTCTCCATTGATTCCAGAAAGGTCCGGGAGTCCGTTCACAAACAGCGCCGTCGTGGTTGTTCCTATGGTCACCGGATTGCCGATCGGGACACGGTTCCCAACCGCTCCGGTTACGGGGTTGAAATACACCATGAACAATTGGTAGCCCGAAAGGAGCGTGGTGGCAAAACTGGCGCTCGAATTACTTACTGCCGATACAGTGATCCCTGAAGTTTCCGCCGCGCTCGGTGGCCGTATGCCCACCGAGCGAAGGGTGGTGCCGTCCCAGCTCTCCAGGTCCTGCCCATTCCCTATAAAAATCCTATTTGCGGCGCGGTAATACCCCCAAGGATTTCCTGTTGAAAGCGTGGCAATCGTAGTCGTAGTCCCGGTGCCAATTGCCACCTGCTTTAGCTGCGAACCCTGTCCGTACAGGACAAACTGGCTTCCTCCGTACTGCTGATAGTAGGCAGCCGAATGAATTGGCGCGGGAGTAGAAACCTGCGCCGGTTTTGTGTAGCCATAACGCAAACGCAATTGTCCGGAGGGCAGCGGAGTGAAGTTCCGGCAGCGGAGAGAACGCTCCGGCGGATAATTCGCAGGATTGGACCTTGAATCCACTCCGCCAAGCGTGTACTGATCTGCCTTGCGCATTGCCATGTCTAATTATGTGCCTGAACTGTTTTTACGCTGTGGCTCGACGCACGCATCTCTTGCACGCGCTTCGCCGTCCAATGCGGCATTCTTGCCGCTTTTTGGCAGAATTCCATATAGCGCGAATTCGCAACGGTGAATCGCGGATCGTCCTCGCCATACAGAAATTCATAGACGCGGCGCTCAAGCATGTACACCAATCCCCAGTGCAGGTAACTCGGCACCATAGGGATGGTGTCCTCGTCCGGCTCCGAGATTTGTGGCACGGCCCAATAAGTGTAAAGAACGGTTTGAGCGACGCTGGCAGGAGCTTGAAAGACAACGGTGGTTGGAGAAATCTGGGGGTCGATGAAAAATGCTGCGGGAACATCCTGAACCGTGTTCTTGATCGCCACCAGTTGCCCCACTGGGTCGAGAATGGGAACGATCTCAAGCTGCTTGGTAATCCCATCGGCATTTAGAAGGATTATTTCGTCAAACTGCGCGAAATCACTGATCCCGCCGCCCGGCTGTATCGTTCCAGAAGCCGCCGACATGGAAAGGTCATACATATTTGCGCCGATGACTGTTTGAAACGTTCCGCGCTTCTTTCTCCACCAGAAATGCTGCTCGCTAACGAATTCATCCAAACCAAGGAAGAATTCCATGCGCAAGTTGATTTTCTGGTCCGCGCGGCGCTCCGTCCTCTTCGAGACCTCTTCAACGATTTGCTGAACTGTCCACATGGGCCTCCGGGTTCAACTGCACCGCATTTGCCGGCATGGTTTCGGGGAGTGCCCCGCAGTCCTTGCCGCTCTCCACCCAGTCTCGGTAGTCGATGATCGAATAAGCATATTTTCCTATATGCCCGGGCAAGACTTGCGGATCGGCAAAAATTCTGAATCCAAGCATTTTCGCCTTCCAGCAAAAACTTATGTCCTCTCCGAGTTCGGTTGCCTGAGAGTCTGCGATGTTATCTAGGAATTGAAACCACTGGCCATCGGCTTCTTTCCAATCGCCCCCTTCTGACGTAGCGGCCTCGAAGCGGGCGCGGCGGCGTTCAGCCTTCTTGTTCCAGTAGGCATCGATTTCCTGGCAGTTGGGAAATTTTCTCTTGTCAACCAGCCGCTCAAAATGACAGTTGAGATACGCTGCGGCCATCTCCTCCAACACGCTTCGCTTGACAAGCAGATACGCCGCTCCAACGGCATCAATCTCGATCAGCTTGTTGGTGTCCCAATCCCATTCCACGGGCGTGATGAAGTGCTCTTTCTCGGCATCCCACATGCGGATATTGGGCCGTGGCGGATCGCGGCGCACTGTAGCGATTCCGGTCACAATGTCCTTGCGATAACTAAGCAGCCGGTTGAGGTGCCACGGCTGGCATAGCATGTCGTCATCCATAAGGAAAAGAAATTCCGCCGGAGGCCTTCCATCATCAACCTGGCCATAGAGCGCCATCGTGATGGCTTGATTTCTGGCCCAATGAACAACCGTTCCGCTGGTTACAGGAAGCAGCCGCACGCTGTGGCGGCCCTTGGGGCATTTCCATGCCTCATGCGTCCCGCAAAAACATTGCGTATCGCGGATCATCAGCGAGAGATTGCTGTTGGTTTCGTGTTCGATTCCGCGCTGTGTTGGTATTACGATATCTACGACGGCCATATTTCCGATGATTCTGGCGCTGGCGATGACTTCATCGCGGAAAGTTCCGCATTGAGTTCGGCAACCTGCTTCTTTGCCTCTTCCAATTCATTCTTCAGTACCGCTGTTTCCGCTGAGTCGGGAATCAGAACATCGCTGCAAATGTTCGAGATGGATTCGATGAATACATCTTCGCCAAAGAAGGACGCGGCTTCTTCGGAGGACCCTGCGGCGATCCGCTGAAACTGCGGCGGCCCAAAGGTGCCTTTCGGCGTGTTCCTGTAGGCTATCCCGTAAATATTCAACGTCATATGTCACTTCACTCCTTTACGAACCTAAGTGGCGATCTGCGCCTCATTTCAGCCGCACGCGCGGCGGTGCGCTCGATCCAATCGTAATTTTTCTGCTCGATTTGAGACCGTGTGTACACTTCGCTGCCCGCCCATATCTTTTTTCCGGTACGCACGCGCTTGTCTCCGCCAGGCATGATACATGCAGGGCAGCCCTCTCGCTTGCTTCCATCCTTGGCGAAAATAACCAGCATCTTGCTGGTCTCGCGTCTGCATTTCTTGTTCGTGCAATACAATGGTCACTCCCGGTTTGCCAGCTTTGCTTTCAAGTCTTCGATTTCCTTGTCCTTTGCGGACAGTTCGCTGACGAGCGCATAATTTTTAGCCACCAAGCGGGCAGCGCGGCGCTCTCCAGGTTCCACCATCGAGAGATAGGTTTCCTTATCCTCGGTGATCGTGTCGCCGCCCTCGATCAGCTTGCGGATTGCGCGGATAACTTGTGGGTCCCGCGTGCGGAGAATGCCCTTGTTGAACTGGACTTCCTTGTGCCCAACGGCCATGATCTTGCCGCTGGCATCCCGGACGCGTTCTCCTCCAGAAATGTGGATCGTAACGCTGGATGGCATTGATTGCGTTCCAGCATCGCTCCATGCGTAAAAGACCACGTCCTTGTCCACATCAGGTTCCATGCCCTCTTCTTCGTACGCTACCGCGGAAGCCATGTTGTTAATTCTCCTTATCCTCAGCTTGTTCATATATCCTCCGAAAAGCGTGGCCGGAGCGCGATAAATGCGCTCCGGCCTCCTGCTTCAGTTGTAACCGTTGACATTGTACAGACGGGCGTGGCGCTGCTCGAAGCGAATTACCCATGCGCCCTCGCACAGGTATTCATCCGAGTATTTGTCGCTGCCGTCCTTGATTACATCGGTCAGCAAATGCGTGTCGCGGTTCTCACCGTTGCCGACAAGTGGAGCGAATTCTAATGAATCCACGTCAATTGCATAGGCTTCATGTCCAGGACCGTTACCGCTCACCGGACCGTTGTCAAGCAACAGGTCTCGTGAGATGAGGAACTCTCCGTGTGAAGTCACATACCTGCGCACTTTCACTCCGTAAATTTCCTCGGATTGTTCGGTGCGCTGATGGCCGAGGGCAAAGTAGTCGAATGCGGAGATTACTCTCTTGGATGCAACCAGGAGCTTCTCGTTTCCCTGGAAGTAGGTGGAGAAGGCCATTTCCGCGAAGCTTTCCAGTCCGCCTTCGGTCAGCGTTGTGTTCGCGTTGTAAACGTTGGTCACGATTCGGGATTTGATTCCCATCGTCGTGCGAACCGTTCCGGGAGCGCCAAGAGCCAATGACTCCGAAGGCCTGGAAAACAGAGCTGCTTGCTCCATTTGGCGGCGAATTTCCTCCAGCCCCTTCTGGCGCTGAAAAATTCGCTCATTCGACGGTCCGAATTGCGCTTGGGCGACCATTGATTTGGTGAGCTGAACAGGACGCCGGAAAATCTGTGTATAACTGATTTTCACTGACTTACTCGTTGAGCGCACCGTTCCAAAAGAATCGCCTTCGGCATATGCCGATGCAAGAATGCGGATATCGGAAGATGCCCCGATAGTGTCCGCTCCAGCGCCGCCAATGCCGCGAGTCAGGGTTACTGTATTGCCAGCGACGGCGGTTACGCGGGCAATTTCTTCCGCCGCCGAGCTGGCAGGAGCCTTGGGAATGGCAACCAGGTCGCCATAAGCAAACAGGGTTCCATCGACAACCGTGATGGACGTGGCAACCGAGCTGTAGTCGGTCGTGTTGTTTGCCTGGCCCCAGTACCCCACGTAGTCGTCTTCGATCCATTCCACGCGGGTTGATGCCGTTGTTTTTTTCCGATTACCGATCTTTGTCACTAAGGTCAGAATCGGAGTGAGATTCGGGTTGAAGAGAATATCTCTTTCCCCGAAAAATACTCGCTGTTGTACTGTTTCTTGAATTGCCTGGTCTACTGACCTTGGCACGGTGTTAATGGCCATGCACTACTCCGCTGGGATTGCGCGGTCCGGTTTTTAACGCCTTCTCATGAGCTGCTGTTTTACGGCTTCCGAGAAGTTACTCTTGGTTCCGGGCCCTCTCGTGATTTGGCCGATTATTTTTTCAGCCTCATTGACCGGTCCGCTAAATCCGCCTTTTGGTTTTCCGGGAGCCACGCGCGAAGCCGCGACTTTCTTGGCGGTCTCCGCTGCCTGTTTTCTTCCAGTTTCCACTGCTTTCCGCACGACATCTGGATTTACTTGTTCGCCTTTGGCGATCTTGTAGGCAACCTCGATCTGCGCGGCATAATCAAGAACAGGGTCGTTGCCCTTCCCAGATTTAACTGCGCTGATCCAAGGATTCGCCGCCATGACCTTTTTAAGGCGACCGCTCTCAACCATCTGCTCGAGGTCTGGATAGCGCATTTCTCCGGTGGCATCCTTCAGGCTTTCCAGGTGCTCGAAAGCATTTGCTCGGATTGCCTCGGTGCGCGTCCTTCCCCAGACTGGATCACTGGCCAGATTGTTGTTGACCATGCCGAGAACCATCGGTGCGGCATCATCCAAGGCCAGCATGAACATCTCGTGAAACGCCGAAGTCAAATCATTTGCCTGCTCCTGGGAAATATTTCCCTTAAAGTCGGGCCACAATGCCTTGACGATTCTGTTGGACACGTGCATCGCTACTGCGGGATTCACGCGCCTCTTGGCGATTTCACCAATCTGGTTGAGATAGGCTTGAAACTGTTCTGGCGTCGGCGCATGCGCTTGGACCGGCTTTTCCTCGTCGGAAGCCTTGGCCTCGTCGGCCTTTTGCTCCATTGCCTTGCGCTCTTCTGCCTGGCGTTTCAGCGCCTCGCCGCGATCCATGATCTCTTTGAGCATGGCTCGGTGTGCGGGGTCTTGCGGGTCTAACTGGACTTTGTGCGTTTTGGAGTAATGCTGTGCGGCGCGTGCGTAAGCAGCATCGGAATAGTCGCGGTCAGTCTCCTGAAGAGCAAACTCGCCCTCTTCTTCCTCTGCTGCCTCTGTTGGCTCTGCTTCTTCCGCCTGTTCTTCCGGCTCGCTTGCGGGCACTTCCTCGTCGGATGCTTCCGCTATTTCTTCCGCCGGATCCGCACTGCTTTCCTCTTCGGCTACTGGAACTTCTGCTTCCCGATTTGGCTCCTCTGCTTCTGTGGCCTCGGGTGCTTCTGTCTCAGCGCTTTGTCCGAGGACGGCTCTGACTATCGCCTCCTCGTTTGATCTATCCACTTCGCTCGTCGCTTGTAGATTCATAACTTCTCCTGTGTGCCCCGGCTCGTCGTCGCGGCACTGTGTAAAACTGGTGGCGGGATCAGGATTTGAACCTGAATTTGAAGGTCATGGGCCTTCCGAGTTTCCAGTTACTCCATCCCGCGACAATAATTCTGGGGCCGCGCCTGGCAGCTCACTCCGTGTCGTCGTTCGCTCGCGGCCCCTTCCCGCCGGGAGGCGGAAATTTAATTGGGATTGCCGACGCAGATGTACTGCACTGTATCCGTTGCGCCAACGGTATCTGTAATCACAACGGTGGTGGGCGTGGGAGCCGCCTTGACCAATTGTGGCGTTGTTACATCCGTCACAACGCACACTGGCGTATTTTGGAAAGGCTTGTTGAACGTCACGGTGGCGGTGTTTGACGATAGCGCCACTGTTCCCCACGAGAAGGGTCCGGCTGGCGAAGTCGTGGTATTCGCCGTGGCCCCCTTTCCGCCGAGATTCCCGCTGATTCCGACGACGTTGCTGCCGTTCTTTGCAAGCGCAACATCGCTCGAAGAGTTGTCGCCGAACCAGAGATTGAATACCGAGGGAACGTATACATCGCCGCGGAAAGCTCCCCTGCCATTTCCAAATGGCGTCCCTTGCGCGAATAAGCTCACTGCCAGAAGGACAAGCATGGCCAGAACACCGAAGCCAGCAAATCCATTTCGTGCCGCTGAAAGAAACTTCTTCATGTGACTATCCTCCTAAACTGTTTTTACTGCTGGACGTAAGTAAGTACGCCTTGAATGTTTACCGTAGTCCCCGCGCTTACCAGGCAGACCCCCGCGCCAACCGCCGAGCTAAAGGTTGATCCGGGATCGGCAAATGAGATGAACAGCGGCGGCGCTGCCGTTGTTAGATCGCCATTGCCGAATGTGCCTGTATTCGTAACCGTGTTGGTGCCGCAAGTCGGTCCGGTTCCGCTGATAAATTGTGCCGTATCCGCTGAAGTGGACGACGGAGCAATTGTCAGTGAAGCTCCGCACACGAATACGGCCTTTCCCGCTGCCGGGGCAACAAGCTGTGTCGTTGTCGCCGTAGTGGCGTTTATGGGCACGCTGGATTTCGCGGTGAATTGCGAAAAGCATGGATCGGTGATAGAGGCTGGCTGATTTTGCGCGACTGTGTTTTCGGCCATGCCGCACAGGGCAATGATCAGGATTGCCAGGAGCGGAACCGCGAACGCCAAAGCAATCGCCTTTTTTCTGTTTGTCATGTACTTACCTCACGGACTCCATAAGCTAGGCCTATCCTGTAGCTCCCCATTGGGAATATCAGTTGTTCTTTCAGCTTCATGCCGCCCAATTCAAACCATTCTTCAAGGTCATGCTCGCTGAAGCTCCACTGATGCTCTCCCGCAGAGAGCTCGGAATCCAATGGTTCATCGATAGGATGGGAAATCACGGCGGCATTGGCTATGCCAAGCCA